TATGATATTTATATTTGGAGATACGGTAAAGAAGGTAATATTAAAACAACTACATGCTGTAAATCTTGTACTAAACTCGCAAATAAATATAATTATCAAAATAGAATATTCACATTTGATGGGAATAATATAATAAATGCTGTTGTTGATAATCCTGGTGTATCATTAGGTAATATGTTACGTAATCTTTAAAATTTTATATATATATTTTTTTTATATTATATTTTATATGCTGTTATTAAAAGCAAATAATATTGTCGCTAAAACTGTATATGCTTCTTTAGCTATTCAAATCATAACAACTATAGTTAGTTTGGCTGGTATTTTTAAAAAATTAAAAGAAAAAGATATTGTACTTCAAGAAATACTTGTCCTTGAAGCATTTGTTCAATTTATTGAGTCATTTTTCTATATATGGGTTATATTAGCTATACATGATCTAAATAAAGTTACTCCTAGAAGATATATAGATTGGGCATTTTCTACACCAATTATGTTAACATCCACTATTGTATTTATGAAATATCAAGAATATAAAGAAAAAAATATTAATAAATCATTCAGATTATTAGATTTCTTTAAAGAAAATAAATCTAATATTATAAAGATATTTGTATATAATGGTCTAATGTTATTATGTGGATTCTTAGGTGAAGCAGGTATTATTGATAAACGTATAGGAATACCATTAGGTTTCATATTCTTTTATTTATCATTTGATTTAATATATAAAGAATATGCTAAAAATTCTGAATTAGGTAAGAAATTATTCACATTCTTAGTTATTGTGTGGGGTCTATATGGTATTGCTGCTATGACTGATTTAAAAACAAAAAATATATCATATAATATGTTAGATATTGTTGCTAAGAATTTCTATGGATTATTTATTTATTATATCATTTTACAAATATCTAAGGATAAATAATTTTACAATCAATTTCTTCACCATCTAAGATTTTCTTAATATCATCATTTTCTTTTACAATATATACAGGTGCTACAGGTGATTGTATATAAAATATAAAATCAAGCAAATATTGAATAAATGAATTATTAATAAGAATTATACTTTTTTTTAAATATTGTTCGGGTTCTTTTTTTAATCTATAGATAAATGCAGACATTTTAAAACTATATTTAATATTATAAACTTCTAAATTTGTAGTATCAAATATAAATGTAAAATATTCTTTTTTTTGATATAACCTTAACCATTCATCGGTTAAAACATTAAATTCTTCAGTAGAATTTAATTTACCTAATGTTACATAAATATTTGGAAAATTATCGTATTTGAATGTTACAAACATATATTAAAAATGAATATAATAAATATGAATAATATTCATAAATTTAATCTATTTCATATTATAAAGGCATGGGAGGAGGGTTAATGCAACTCGTAGCTTATGGTGCTCAAGATATTTATCTTACTGGTAATCCACAGATTACTTTCTTTAAAACTATTTATAAACGACATACTAATTTTTCTATGGAGCATATTCAGCAAACATTTCAAGGTAATCCAGGACCAGGTGCTAGAGTTGTTGCTACTGTATCTCGTAATGGTGATTTAATTCATGATTGTTATATTAAGTTTGATATGTATATTAAAAACACTCAAGTATATAATCCAGGACATAATATTTTAAATAATATTGAGTTGGAGATAGGCGGACAATTAATTGATCGACAATATGGTCATTTTATGGAAGCACATGCTGAATTAACAGAAGAAAATTTGGGTGGTTTTGTTGATTCGTCTGGTGTCAAGATCGGTCGATATGAAAATTCTTCTGTGAACGATCATGTATCAACATTTCAATTAACCTCTGGTGCTGGAGGAATAAATGTTGGAGATAATCGTGATCATCATTCAGAAAGATCGAGTAATTTTTATGTTCCTTTACGTTTTTGGTTTTGTAGGCATATAGGATTATCTCTTCCATTAATCGCTTTACAGTATCATGAAATTAATATTAATATTACTTTTTCAAATATATATCCGGAAATTGTGAAGCAGAATAAAGGTTGTCTAGATCCGGAATTATGGGTAAATTATATTTATCTTGATACTGATGAACGTAGAAGATTTGCACAAGTATCTCATGAATACTTGATAGAACAGGTTCAAACGCAAGAATTTTTGTGGACTGAACTAGCTGGAAGTGATCAAAGATTAAAACTGAATTTTAATCACCCTGTTAAAGAATTAATTTGGGGTGTAACTCGCTCTTATTTCTTAGCCGACGGATGGGGTAATGATTTAACTAAAGGTGGATCATTTAGCACATTTCATCATACAGACTCGGATGGAGTAAATACAAAGTGTAAACTAAAATTAAATGGACATGATAGATTCGATGAACAAGATATTGATTATTTCACTAGATATCAACCTTATAAATATCATAAAAATCTATCAAGATCTAATAATATAGACACTATAGGCGTTTATTCATTTGCTCTTAGACCAGAAGAACATCAACCAAGTGGAACATGTAATTTCTCTAGAATAGATTCTGCTGTACTTGAAATTAAATCTGTGGGTGGTGAATATAAGGGGATACCTATAGTTCTTCAAATGTATGCTATTAATTACAATGTACTCAGAATTATGTCTGGTATGGGTGGATTGGCATATAGTAATTAATTATTATAATTATAGTCATTTAATAATATTCTGTTTATTTTTTTATTTTTTTCCCTATTATATTATATAGATCTAATGGGAGGAGGGTTAATGCAACTCGTAGCTTATGGTGCTCAAGATATTTATCTTACTGGTAATCCGCAAATCACTTTCTTTAAAACAATTTATAAACGACATACTAATTTTTCTATGGAAAACATACAGCAAACATTTCAAGGTAATCCTGGACCAGATTCTAGAGTCGTAGCAACTGTATCTCGTAATGGTGATTTAATTCATGATTGTTATATTAAGTTTAATTGTCATTTGAAGGTAGATCACCACGTAGAGGGACGAGTTTATAATCTTGGACATGCTTTAATTAATAATGTTGAGTTAGAGATAGGCGGACAATTAATTGATCGACAATATGGTCATTTTATGGAAGCACATTCTGAACTAACTGAAAACCGATATAGCAATTCATATCTAACGGTCCACGACCAGCCAGAAACACATTTTATAAATGCATCGAATAGCTATTATTCACCATTTCAACAAACAGCAGGAGCAGGTGGAATTGTGTTCTATCGCGGTACTTATCATGAAAATTTTAATTTATATGTCCCTTTAAGATTTTGGTTTTGTAGGCATATTGAATTAGCTTTACCGTTGATTGCTCTACAATATCATGAAGTTAATATTAAAATTACTTTTACTGAAATGTATAATTCTTATCGTGTAAATATAAATAAAGATCCAGAATTATGGGTAAATTATATTTATCTTGATACTGATGAACGTAGAAGATTTGCACAGGTATCTCATGAATACTTAATAGAGCAGGTTCAAACTCAAGAATTTCCTTTGGTGAAAAATGTAGTGAATAATTTAAATCTAGATTTTAATCATCCAGTAAAAGAATTAATATGGGTAATGCAGCGGCACTCGAGCGTGGAAACGGGCGGCAAACATCAATACGGAAGGTGGGGGAGTGGGGGGCCGGACAACTCCGAAGCAAACAGATTCTGCGTTAATGCTAATTCTGACAATTATGAATTAATATTTAATGGACATAATAGATTTTCTAAACAAAACGTTGATTATTTTACAAGATATCAAACTTACAAATATCATAATCATTCAAATGGGAAATCTTATGATAGTATAGGTGTATATTCATTTGCTCTTAAACCTGAAAGTCTTCAACCAAGTGGGACTTGTAATTTTTCTCGTATAGATTCTTCTATATTAAAATTCGATGGGGGGGCGTCAGGCAAACAACAAAACAGTACAAGGGACCCTGATACTATGTTTATGTATGCTATTAATTACAATGTTCTTAGAATTATGTCCGGCATGGGTGGATTAGCTTATTCTAATTAATTATATATTAAAACTTATTCTATAAATTAATATTTCTTTTTCTAAATTTATAGGTATTTCATAATAAAAATCACGGACTTTTTTACTTTTATTATATAATTCCGGATTATTATATATATATGGTTTAAATACATAATTTTCTTGATTATACATATTAAATATTAATTCAACTCCAAATGATTCAAAATATTCTTTCATTTTTATTATTGAATCAATATCTAAACTCACTATATCTACTTTACCTTCATCAGATCCATATAGATGTTTCATACCATCAGTAAATATTTGTAATAATTGTTCAAATATATGCTTATTTATATTATTCCCATGATTTGGCGGTTCTAACTCCAATTTTATAGTTTTTTTTGGTTTTGGATTTTCTGTAAATACATATTCAATAAATGTATTATGATCACCTGATTTATATTCTGTATCTTCATTTTCCATATATTATAGTTGATTATATATATATTTTTTTAAATATGATAAAAAAATTTATTATATAGTTGATTTGTAGTTACTTACTTTCCATGGAAACGCTGAGTACAGTTAGTGCGACCTGGTTGATGAATATTGTGATTTTTCCTGCCTACACGATTTGATAACTTACTTCGGTTGCTTTTGTATGAGTATTGTTGTTTGTGATGAGGGGGATGAATATAAAT